GTCATGGGCAGTGTTATACGTGTAGCCCCGCACCAGGGCAACCTTGATCGTAGCCGTATCCAATTCAATGCTCCCGTCAAGGAAACCTTCCTTGGCCTTCGGGAAGACAGCGTTCGCCACCTGTTCTCCTTAATCGAACTTAACAACTTGCCCCGTTTTGGGGCTGTAATGGGCACCGTTACTGAATGTGTTATCCGTGGCATCAAACGCTGCCCCGGCCTTCGCAGACAACTCAAACGCTTTATGAATGTCTGGAGTCCTAGTAGTTGCTGGCTGAATCCCCGCCTGACGGGCCTCAGCGTAAAGATCAAGCTCACGGTTCTTACTTTTCTCCCGTGAAGCATCAATCCCAAGATGCGAGCGGGACCAACCCACACGCAAAGAAGCAGCCCTCAAGCACTGCCCATAAGTCTCATGGTCTTTCGTAATACACCCGGTCCTGCAAGACATCAGATCCCTCTCAATGCCCCGCAGGGGCCACCCCACCATATGAGTGACCCCCGCAGGAACATCAACTATCAGGCGTTGATAGACGAAGCCGACTCAATGCGGTAAAGCGCAGCCTCACGGTAACGCTTCCACCCGAGAACGCCATACCAGCCCAGAGGGCGGTGACGCATCAGCTTGTCCGTAACCGGACCCATGATCGTGTGCGGCTCCTCAGCAACAGCCTCAGCCAGTGCCTGCTTGCCGACAATGATCGTGCGGTACACGCGAGCAGAAGTCGCGCCATCCGTTGCCGAGTACATGCGAGGAGTCTCAATGAAGTAAGCACCCTCAAACGTACCGATGAATCCAGGCCAGAAGTTCTCCGTAGCATCATACTTGTGGAGATCCTGGAACCCGCCACCCGTAGCCTCCTTGCGAAGATCGAAGGAAACCTCAGGGTGAATGTAGGCAGCGTAAAGGCTACCCTGACGCGGAACCGCAAGGTTCGCACGCAGCTTCGCAACAACGAAGCGAATGTCGTCAGCCTTGATGATGTCCGTGATCTCAACCTCAGAAGTCTGAGTGGGAGTGTCGGACGAGTCACGGGCGAAACGAACATTGCTACCACCACGCAGCTCCGTCATCACAACAGAGTCAAGCGAGTCAGCCATGTTGTACGCGATGATGTCAGCAGCAGCCGGATCAACATCGGACAACGAGAACAGACCCAGCTTGCGGGTGAGCAGGGCAGCATTGCCGTACTCGTTCAGAGTAACAGTGACCGTGGTCGTGTTGCTCAGAGCAACAGCATCAGGATCAACATTCTCAGTCAGGGTCGAAGTTGCCTGAGCCAGATCAGCATAAATCTGGAAGACAACAGACGAACCCGGCATGGCCTGCTGGACGGGCCGCTTATCAGCAATGTCACGGATGAGCGGCTGCGACCGCAGTGCCATCTCAACATAACGATCATAAGCAGTCTGGACAAGGTTAGTCATACCAGTCTGGTTGGAGATCGTGCTAGTACCAGTGTAGGTGTTAGCCATAGTTGAGATTCACCACCTTTCGCAAATAGTTATTGGACTACTGGTCAGTACACCGGGGGACCACCGGAACCCTGGAACAGAATCCTGTTCAGGTCTTCCGGTGTCTTCGCAGCGGCAATCATTGCCATGATCTGCGACTCGTCACCAGCCGGTGCCTGTCCCGCGTTCACAACCTCATTGAACTGCTGATAGCCAGGGGGAACCATCACATCCTGCTGAAAGTCCATCTGCTCATTCTGAGAGCCATCGCTGTCCGCAGCCACAGTCGTGGGCTGGAACACATCGGCCTTCTCATCAAGCCAAGAAACAATCTCTGCTTCGTTAGTGATATCCCCCGGGATCAAATCAGCGATCTTCGGGTTGTAACCGCGAGACGCGAGAACGTCCGCTACTGTCCGCTTACGCGATTCGACACGGTAACCTTGAAGTTCACCCTCAAGTTCCTTCAACCGCTTCATAGCGGCCTTATGTGCCCGACGCACCTGCGTCATAGCACCATCATCGTAATCATCGAAATCGTCAGGCAGATCATACTCGTGCTGGGCCATATGCCCTCACCCTCTTCTCATCCGTGGAAGTCGCCACCCACACACGCAACTGGGGAAGTAGCGTGTGGCTGTGACTATCGGTCTTGTGACGCACACCAGGGCCGACCGATCTGGTGTGGAGTGGAGCTGCTGGGAATCGAACCCAGGTCTAGGTCTGTCACCATCGTGTGGTTTTACAGTCCTGCTTTCCATTCAGCCCCGAACAGGACTAACGTCCCGTATGAACCCTGTACCATCTATAGTCATCCACGCCTATAGGTTCCTTTCGACCCCGAGAGAACCCGCAGCAGTCCCAGCCGAGCCAGCGAACCGCGCACGCTCACGCCGTGCACGCCTCTCCGACGCGAGCCTCGCCTGCTCATCACCGAAAGCAGCAGCAAGAGCGTCCCTCTGATCAAACGCTTCACGGTCGATTCCGGCAAGAGTTGTCTCCCTCTCAGCGACACGACGAGCCCTACCGAACTCGCCCTCAAGTTGAGCCAGGGTTCCCATCTGGAACGGGTCAATCGTTGCACCCACAGAAGTACCAGCAAGACGCTCAGCGTAGGCACGGTCCATGCTGAACCCTGCACGCTCCGCAGCAGCACCAATCTGTGCAGTACGAGCAATCCCGCGAATACCCTCTTGGGTGCGGATAGCCTCATTACGGTCAGCCTTGAAACGCAAACCCTGCTCGTTAGTCAAACCAAGCATGTATGCCGTCAGGTCACCGTCACTCACATCGTAATATTGACGCAACTCAGCAGCCACGAGAGGATTCATTGCCTGCTTCGCGGCAACAACCCGCTCCTCAACTTCACGCACAGAAAGACCAGCACCAATTAGGCGAGCATAATCCTCAGGCGAGTCATAGTATGTCGGATCAATACCGTAGTTAGACATGACATTACGGTACGAGGACTCAAGTCCAATGTACTCAGCCTCAGTGATAGCCTGACCACGAGAAATCAGTTCAGACATGCCAGCAAAACGGCGCTTATAGATATCCGTGTCACGGAACTTCATCAACACAGGCTCAGTACCAGCATCAGCAAGGCCCTGCTGGATCCAGCCCTCAACCTGACCCATGAGAGTAGTGACATCAGTGTCAGCAAAACCAAACTGCTTGAACAAGCCACGAAGATAGTCGCTCGCATTCGTGCGAGCAGTCATCAAGGCAGTATCAACCTGCCAGCCAAGATCGTCATCCCAAAGGTAAGGCTTGCCATCCGAAGGTCGGGCAGGACGAGTCCACTTGGTTCCGTCCCAAACCCAGGCCGCACCAGGGGCAGTGCCCCGGTTGTCCTGCTGCTCACCAAGGGGCTTGAGTACCCAGGTGTTGTTCTCAAACACCCACTGGAAACCCTCAGGCGCAGGGCCAGGAGGCTGACCCTGACCACCGCCACCGCCAATGGGCCGCAGGGCTGCTCCACCACCAGGGGTCAGTACCCACTCCATGCCGTCAGGGGCGGGGCCAAGTTCCTCTAGGGTCCATGACTCACTGATGCCCTGAACGGGCTCCTTCGGCTTCTTATCCTTGCCCTTGTCCTTGTCGTCCCTACCCTTGTCATCCTTAGGAGGATTCGGACCACCCTTAGCAGGTCGGTCCTTCGTACCACCGGGTTGCTTAGGAACTCTTGAGTCAGCCATACCTACCCCACGAATCCCATCATGCGCGACAAATCAGAACCAATCCGCGAATAAGTATCAAGAGCATTAGACGTATACTGCCAACGCCCATCCTTCTTAATCTCCTGCGTGAACTGCCACAACGGCATCAACTGAGGATTACTATTCTGATCCAGATTCGTGAACGCCTTCTGCAACAGCGGATCCTGCAAATCAATCAACTCAGGATCATTGATCTCCAAGTAGCGAGCAAGTTGCCCGATGTAGCCGCCAGCCACATCTCGCACCGAACGGTCCTTAGCCAACTTCCCCGCAAGTGTAGGATACAGCGACTCAGCCTCAGCAATAAGCTCATTCCACGCCTCATCCTCAGTCAAACCAGACTCAGGATTCAAAATACTCGCAGCAGTCTTAGC